CGAGTGTCTCTGTGCTAATCTGCTTAAAGATAAGTGCAAAGACACTTGAGAGAATTACCAATGAGCCAATTGTCGGTCTCCAGTACTTGATGATGATATCAAGCACTTGTTTGAACTTGCTAACTGGTTTCCTTGTCGCCATATCCCCACATGTGATTAAAAACGTATGATGATTTTAACTTCTCAATGAACTGCTCCAGTGTAAGGTCCATTTCGTCAAGCATGACAAATGGCTCTGTCTTATGCCTAAGCAAATATGTGTTATACAACTGCTGCAAAATATAGTTGCGCTTCTTTTTTCCTTCTTCTTACAAGTCCTGTTACAACATTGCCGCCTGCTCTGTTCCACTTGGCAAACTCAGCTGCAATCTTTGGGTCGTTTGGGTTAGATTTTACAAACCTCAACAGCTGCGACTTAGCAAGGTTGCCTGCGCCAAGGTTATAGCAGAAACTTACAAGCGCATCAAACTGATTAGCGTTGACTGGTGTGCCGTTAAGCAATCCTGTCACACTACCCTCAAACTCCTTAAGGTGGTCCTTCAGCATCTGCACCGCTTGCTCCTTCGTTATGGTCTGCCCGAGCTTGACCTTGCTGCCGTCATGGTAGTAGGTTGCGCCATAGCCGATTGTCGGCACTCCTGCACTGCATAGGTAGGATGTAAGGCGCAAGCCTTCGAACTCCTGTATGAGTCGGATGCCGCTATCAGAGCACTTCATATTGGAATTGCATATTTACGTATTGCATATCAATTGCAGCTGTTGCAACTTCAATATCAATAGCGCAAGTGTTGTTGGTTGTTTCGGCTGAAATAGTAGCATTTACAATTTCGACCATATCAGAATATTGCATTAATCCAAATAAGTTTTTTTGATTTGCAAAATCAGATGCCACTGGTAGTGACATCTCGAATGTGCCAGTAGTTTGTGCCGTATCTAATACTATCTCCAACTGAGCCGATACACTTACAATACTCCCCACCTTTATGAATGATGCTGAGTTAGGTGTCACAACAATGCCGTTAACATAACCGCTAAAAGTCGGTGTATAAGTGCCACTGCTAAACATATTGCCCACCTCAATCTGCGAAGATGTGCCTTCAGGTGATTGTGTTGTGTTGCTTACGTCCACAATGTAGAGCAAGTCATCATTTGCCGCTGATGTGATTGTTGCTAAGTCTGTAATTTTTACTCCTGCCATGATGTTAGTTGTTTAGTATGTAGTTAACCGCCTCAGCTGAGGTCGAGAATTTTATTGCATTAATTGTGAACTGCTCAATGTTGATAAGGAACACACCGACATTAGTGCCTAAGTGCAAGGAGTTTTCATCAACCACTTCGCATAGTTCCACATTGGATGCAACCGCACCAATCACAGATGAATAGAAGGTTACAAAGCCAGCTTCAAGAGTTATGTCTATCATAGTTTTTCGATTAAGTAATATGATGAAAGTAGTGTATCTGCAGCATTTGCTCTTTGATTTGTGAATATTATATATTTATTTGTTGTCCAATCAATATTTGAAGATGTAACTGTATTAGATCCAATATCATCAGAAGATGCTACTACAGTAACACCCATTGTCTCAGTATTAGTTGCTGATTTAATTACTAAATCACGTTTTATTTGTTGAAAAATTGCTGCTAAGGTTGATATAAATGTTGCCAATAAAATTGGTGTACCAGTCAAATCATTTGTTACATTGACATACACACGATTAGTTTTAACTCCTATTATGCCCGTTGCTCTCATTCGATTATAAATTCTTATAATATCTCCAACTGCAAATGTGCCTCCAGTAATTAATTGCGAATGACTTAATGTGATATTTGCAGTCGATGTTGCAATACCATCAGTAGTTGACTTATAGGAGACACTTCCTCCACTATACTGAGGTATGTTCAATGTCGCGCCGACTAATGTTGCTGCTCCACTTGTTCCCGTTGTGGTTAATGTGATGGCATCTTGCTTGGCATCGAATGCCGTCCAATCAGCTGCACTCAATGCGCCTCTGTTGGCAGCACTTGCCGTTGGTAGGTTGAATGTATGAGTCGCAGTTGTGGATGATATAGCGAAGTCAGTGCCTGCCGTTCCAACTGCAAGAAGTTGAGTCTGGGCAGTTAGTCCATTAAGCGAGGTTAAGCCTGTTGAGAAAGTTGTAATTATCTGACTCAAGTGATTGTCCTCTGTGTGCAATGTTATTGTGCGACCGCTATGAGTTACATAGATGCGAACTGCAAGTCTGTCTGTTGTAATAAGTGCCGTTTGTGGAATCGCTAAGGTTGTAATGTACAAGTCAATCGTAGTACCCGAAGTGATACCTTCAGGTGTAGTTGAGCTTGATGCAATCAATGTCAATGCAGCTCCATCCCATTTGTAAAGTTCAATGTAGAATGATGGACTGCCTCCGCTGCTTGATGCGCTGAAGTAAGTTTCAAATGTCCAATTGCCGGCAGGAATCTCCAATTGATTTGGGTCATTGGCATCGGTTATGAATGACTGAATATATCCATCTGCATTGATGGTGAAATCGGTACCGGCTCCAATGATTGGCACTTTGTTAATCTCGCGCATTGCGACACCTCCGAAAGTACCTTGACTCACTGATCCGTTTAGGTAGTAGTTAACACTTGCGCCGCCTCCGCTTGATGTCGGGAAGTTTGCAAGCTGCCCATCTCCTCTAATGTACTGCGTTGCCACTCCTGCCGCTGTCACTGCCAATGTTCCGCTCGTTGTCACTGGGTTGCCACTAACAGAGAACGCGGCAGGCATTGATAGGTCAACCGATGTGACAGTGCCTGTTGGCAAAGTCGGAAAAGGTTGAGGTGCTCCAGTGCCGTCAAGGTAGTCTGTGACCAATCCCGTTGGCACATCAAACTTCCCATCAAATGTGTTCCAATCGGTTGAGCTTAAGTATCCATCAGTGCTGCTATCTGCTTGAGTGATGCTGATGTCTGGAGTAGTACCGCCGCTTGATGCGAGTGGAGCTGTTGCTGTCACCGATGTCACGCCGCCGCCGCCGCCGCCTGGCACATTTACCTCAACCACTCCAGGCGATGTGAGTGATGCTGTCACTCCTGCGCCTGTGAAGTTTAAAGTTGTTGCAACAGGAGTCACTTCAATGCCTTCATCCTCCACTGATATCGCACCACCACCGCCACCAACTGCAACCAATGGATCTTCCGCCGTTCCGTTTCCTGTGATAGTAACACCATCAACAGCAACCTCTGTCAAGCAAGGTGTGCAAGCAGGGAGGTCTGGAAGCGGAATGTCACCCGTTTGGCAAATGTCATAGCAGCCATCCTCTGTTGTTGTGATCACTTGAATATCGAAGTCAACCGATACACATGCCCACTCATAGTTTGCTGTTAGCGTTTTGATCTCGTTGATGTAGCCGCTTGGAATTACCTCGTAATTGATCACTCCAATTGCTTGCTTAAATACCGGATCCGTTCCGCTTGTTATTTTGTATATTCTTGAAGCAAGCCAGTCCTGAGCATCTTCGCTGTCGCATGGCAGATGGCTCTTGCGGACCACTGCATAAGCAGTAAGCGGAAAGCTTGTGATGTATAGCTGCTTGCATCCACTTACTCTAAATGCATCAGTCTTAACCACTGTCACCTTACCTCGCTTAGCCCAGAACAATGTACCTTGCTTTGCATCGAAGTTGGTAACAACCTCCGCTTGACCATTGCCAATGTAGTGCACCCAAGCTTTCTCGTTGCCGTTAGCGTTAAGCTCGCAAAGTCCAAACTGCTTGTCGAAGATATTGGCAACCTCAACCCTTTGGTTAAGCCTTTCGATTATGGTCTTAAGTAGATTCATGGTTTGCTTATCTGATTTGATATTTCTTCAACTAACAAGTCTGCATGAAGTTGAAGCATCGCATCCTGTTCCTCTTTTGTTGGTTGAAATATTATTCCGTATAACTTCTCTAATGATTGTGCCTTAACAGATTCATCTCCTTGGATGTAAATGAAAGAAGTGAAACCTTGATTGCTTACACTTGATTGATCAGTTGCAAATGATCGCTTAAGAAATCCTGTGAGCTCCAATGGTGGTCTGCCGTTCTTAGCTTTGATTTTTGCGTATGCCTCAGTGTATTTAACTGTTGGCAGGAAGTTGCCTGCTTGGTTTCTTCCTCTGCCAGTATCAATACCAAAGATGCGAATGTACATCTCGCGGCGCATGTCAAGCACTGCCGTAAATAGCGGAGTAAAGCCTCCGCTCCACTCAGAGAACAGCGCATCAATCCTTGAACTTATCTCTTTGGGTGTAGCCATTATGGAAGTGCAGTGACATACTTCATGTTACGTCTGCAATCAAAGCACGTATTGTCGCTTGGCAGTCGCATGTTCTGCAACATGGCTGTGAGTTCTTCGTTGTATCTCGTTGCCGCAATGTCTCTGCCTGCAATCATACCGTCTTGCGCATCACTCATGATGCCATTGTTGATACTCACCGTAGTGTTGACACGCTGATTGGGACTGATGCTTAGCCCGTAGTTGTATATCTCAACCGCCGTTGCATAAGCAAGCGGCATTGCCATCAAGCCACCAATCGAACACAGCCAAGCCTCTCTATCGCAGTTTACATTATACACAAAGCTCATGCCCTGCGTGTACTTCTTTGCTTTTGA